GTACTTAAACGGTTTTTGACTAGACGCCTGGAACTTTCGTTCGTTTCGGATGAGGTCACGACCGGTGATGGCTTTGAGGACAGAAACCGAGCCACCATATCGCTCCACATCATTAAAGAGCAGGAGTTTTTTCTTGTAGAGGTTTGCAGTTTCAAAACGATTCTTTTCCAGATGCTCCAAGGAAGAAATCATGGCGTTATCATCGCCCACCAAAGCATGAGCCAAGTTTGAATAAGTGGACTTACCCGACTTACCTGGGCCTACAATTTCAACAAACTTCTGGATGTCCGAGCAACCGAGGAGAACAGCTCGCAGCCAAGCCCTCAAAACTTGAGTGCGTTCCCAACTACCATCTTGCGTACCCTTCAACCACTTAATGATTGCTTCACAAGTAGCCCCTGGATCATACTCGTAAGGGAGCTGTTGCGTGATATAAAGATTTCTGGAGCAAGGCTGGAACTCTCTAGTGTAAACATTTAAAACTCCGTTTTTAAATAGCAGGAGTTCGTTGCCTTCATACCAGTCATCAAAGATGACGGTAATGCGAAGCTGCTCAACGATGTCGTTGATCATCTTCATGCTGTAACCGTTATGCAAGAAGCCTTCTTTAATGAGATCTAGTTTATTTTTAATGTCGCCCTTAAACTCTGCATCGGATAGCTGATACCAGAGCCCTTTATTACCCAGGTACTCATAAAGGAAGAAAGCACCGTGCTGCTGACTGTACAGCAAGTTGCCTTTATACATCTGCAATACAACGTCAGTTACAACGTCATACGAAGGATTTTTTGTTTTTTGTTCCTTGTCTTTACCTTCGGCTCTTTGCCTGGTTTTCTTTGCAGATAAAACAAGATTTTCCCGTTCTGGTGCAGCAACAGACATTTTGTTCAGTCCTAAATCTTCTTCAAGTTCAGCAAGTAATTGTTCAGCGCGATCTAGTGCCGCATCATCGGGCGACATCGCCTTATGATCCTGGGGCTCTACCCACCCATGCTTCTTGGCTTCCATAATGAGGGAGCCAATACCGCGACCACCGCCTTTATTAAAAGAAATCCAACGACGGTGACACTCACCATCCTTATACTTCTCCGATTGCTTAGACCATTCATCCCATTGATCCAGCAAGGATTCGTCCAGTTGATGGAGCGATTGTCCGACCATGATCCAAATGTCATAGTCATCAGCAGCTTCCGGGGGTAACGCCCACATTGCGGACGTAGCCTTCTTCATGTCACAATCCAGATCCATTGTTGCTTGTACAACGAATCCGTTTCCGACAATCCGAGTTGTTTCCTTTGCGGGAACCCCTTGCTTGATGTTTTTATTAATAATGAGATTCAGAAGCCAGTCCGGAAACTCAGGCAAAGATTCGACCCACTCAAAACCCATGCCCTGGGCGGTGTAGTACCCCTCTGTTTCTGGATGCAAGCCCATCAGCACCCCTTGGTGCCGGGACCACAGAATTTCTAACTTTTCCCGATTGCCTTCTGCATGCCAAGTGTACTTATTCCGAAGGAAATGCTTGTGTTTATCCCGATGTAACTTGTATAGCTTTCGTTCGCGACCTGCCTTACCACTACAAATGGTTAAGGTCGGGGGCAGCGCAGTGTCGAAATCGGTTTCGTCTGCAAGACCTGTAACAAGTGGATATACAGTCGGACCATCAATATCGACCCAGACCAAGCCATAAGGATGATTGTAGACAGGGCCACCCAGTAGACCAATGGCTTTACATTGTCCCGAAAGAAGTTCTTCTTCAATTTCTCTAGCGCTATACGGCTTGCTTTGCCAGCCCATGATGTATGGGTCTTTGTTGGCACCGAGTGGAGTTAACGGCCAGTCGAAAGGAAGATAATCGAGCCGGATTTCGCCTGGCTTGAGGGCTTGCTCATTTTTATTTGTCATCATTTCCCGCTAGAGCTGATCTTTACTTTAAGGTCTTTATCCGGAAATTGACCCTCTTTTATCAATGTGTAGGCATGGAGATGCATGTCGGTGGGCAGACAAAAACAATCCCCATCCACCGCATTCATCATGAGGTGTTGGAGTGTATTCATCCACTCACCCACAGAAATGTGGATGTCCATGGAGGGTTTTTTAGGCGTTCCCTTATCCTACGGTGACCAATCCGTGGAGACCATCAAGACTTTGTTAAATCACTGAGACTTATTAGACTCATCTGTTTTATATTTTTCCCGCTTATCAATGGACAGGAACTCTTTCATGAGTTTGTTGTAAATATCAACAGCATCTTCTTTTGTTACAACTGCACGTTCACATGCAATGGTCCATGCCAGGCGCTTACGGCATTCCATCGGAGCTTGGGGGTTGTAGCCCATCAGTTTACCAAAACACCTAGATCAAATCTGGGTCATACACTCCGCAATTTTCGATCTGTTTGTAATATTCTTCCACAATTTTGTACCAATCTTCCCGAAGCATGTTCAGAAAATTCCTGGAAATTTTAAAAACCTGAGTCCTGACTGGCGTCGAAACCAAAATTGCCGCCTGCTGCACCGTCATACCAAGGGTTTGTTCAATAGCAATGTCATAGGCAGCCAACTGTTTACACGTCTTTTTGAACTTCATATGCCCACCAAGCAGATCTCTCCACTCCTGGGACCCCTTCTCCAAATCTTTCGGCCACTTCCTGCTGTATGGCTTGACGCTAGTCTTTAAATCCGCCAGCGTAAGTTTGTTGCCAACGACACCAATAATGTCAGGAGCACCAGCCCAAGCCCTGCCTTCGTCATCACAACCCCAGACACGAGCGACATCGTCAGCACCAATAGTGAAATCAAACTTATCGAGTACAGGAGACTCCGCCCACAAAACCTCAGAGAACTGGTCAAGAATCGGAGGCATCCCCGCCCAGAAATCCGCGTAGTCTTCTGGGATTTCCGGAGTTTTGTTTCCTTTAAGGTAGCATTCCATCCCATAGTGGATGGCAGTGCCGCGTTCGGCAGCCGCTTCTTTGACACCTGGATTAGCTTTAGACCACATTTCGAGCTTCCGTTTGTTTGCTTCGGAAGCTGTCTCACCAATGATAGTGGTTACGGACGGTGCAGGTCCAGTGGGTAACGGAGTTGTATAGTGACGTTTTCCGTTAAGCGTAATTCTGGCTGCGGTCCTATTAAGGTTCCGCATTAATTCCGGTTGCTCTTCTTTAGCCTGGATCCAAGGATCCGCTACGTTTAGTTTAGCAACCATTCTCGGTTTTGTATATTATTTGTACTATAGAGTATTTTTAGACAACGTGGAAGACTTCAAGATTGTGATCCTTACGCTACTTCTTTCCATATTGGCCGTCGCTACACTCGATATATTCGTTTTATCCGAGAGCTTCCGGCATTTTCTATGAATAAAGCATGGCTTTGGATCCAGGGAACGTGGAGCTGCATCTCCTGGATTTTTAAAGAGATTTGGAAGGAGTGCCTCACCGATCTGCACCTAGACAAGATCCCCTGGCATCCAGGCGACTACATGTGGTTTGCTGAACGCTGGAACGGGCGTGTGGCAATGGTAACAATCTTGGTTGTCCTCCAGCTGGAACTCATCTATAAGGTCAGTATTTGGGAGATGATCGGTGTCCTGTAACCTCACACGGTTTTACTATTGTGAGTCTGATATAAGTCTCGTGGAATTTCTTAAGCGAGACCACAAGCTTCGCAATGGTATTGCCTTTGAGGATGTGGAGACCAAAGAAGCTGATGCCCTGGAGCAAAAGCTAATTGATGACGGCGAAGACTACCTGCGTATCGACCTATGACAAGGCCCATCGAGATGATTGGCACCATGATCCTCAATGGTGCCCATGATTTACTGAAACAATTTGCAGCAATTGACTACCCAGTCAATCGTTATTTCATTCTCGATAACTCCATGGGGCGTGACCCAGAGGTACGCGAGGCGATTGACAAGGTCAAAAACGGTAACGAATACGTTAAGAGCGTTGAAGTTGTCCACAATTACATGAACGTTGGATTCTCTGGATCTATCAATCAAATCATTAAACAAAATATTGATTGCCCCTACTGGTGTGTTTTATCGGTTGACTGGCATCCAGCCCCTGGTGAACTCAAGAAGCTTGCCAAGCGTTTGGAAAATCCGTTCATTGGCATCTTGTGCGACGAAACCCAGAACGGCTACTCCTCCATGGTATTTACACCTGAACTTCTTTACGAGGTTGGCTACCTAGACGAAAATTTCTTCCCTGCCTATTACGAAGACAATGACCACCGTTACCGCATGAAGCAAGTTGGTATCGAATGGGAGTACTTGCCATTGAAATATCAACATGCTGTTAGTGCCACAATTAAAAGAGATCCTGCAATTTATGCAAGGAACCAAATGACGTTCAAGGAGAACGGTCGTTATTACGTTGAGAAGTGGGGCGGTCTCCCTGGACAGGAGAAGTACACAACTCCGTTCGACATGGATCTACCCCTTGACTATTGGTTGTATGATCCAGTTCGTAGCCAAAGGCAGCGATGGATTTAAGTCTGTACGGAAGCACTGGAATTATCGGCAGTTACTTCAACGGTTTATTTCCTAGCTTCTGCATACCCCGATCCCAACTGGAACCCGACACAGAAAACGTTTTGTACTTAATTAGTACAACAGACAACCAAACGTTTCGAGAGGATTGTCATATTGATATCGATACCAATTTGGTGCAGCTCATGCGGCGTCTTGAAGCCTGCCGCAAAGCACGCGTCGAAGTGTTTAATTTTGTAAGCAGCTGGTTTGTATATGGACCAGACCACACCTATCCCAACGAACAAGCAATCTGCAATCCGAATGGTTTTTATTCCACTACCAAGTACGCAGCGGAGAAACTAGTCAAGGAGTATTGCACGACCTTTGGTATTGGCTATCGCATCTTGCGTCTTGGCAATGTGTACGGAGGCTCAGACTCTGGATCCAACAAAAGAAATGCTTTGCATTATCTCGTGAAACGCATACGCGAGGGCAGAGATGTCACCGTTCACATCAATGTTTCCCGCGACTTTATTCACATTCTTGACACCTGTCGTGCACTGCGACTCCTTTGCGAACAGGGAGATGTCAATACGATTTACAACGTTGGCACGGGAGTATCCACACGTTTAGGCGACGCGCTTGACGAAGCTAAAAGCTTGTTGCGTTCTAGGGTATGTGTACTAAGAGCCAACGTTCCACAGAGTTACGACCAAGCTGTGCGCTTTGGTCTAGATTGTGGCAAACTAAAGTCTCACGGCTTTCAACCTCTACTTTCTTTTAAGGAAGGACTGCACGACCTATGTCTAAGTCAAAAGTTCTGTACTCCGGACCCTACTTTGATGGAACAGAAGTTGAAGCAGCAATCGCCTGTTTGAAAGAAGGAGCCTGGTACCCTGCAGGCAAAGAGGTTGACAAATTTGAAAAGCAGTTTTCCAAGAAGTTTGGCTTTGATTCGTCGCTGATGGTCAACAGCGGCAGCTCAGCCAATCTTGTGATGATCGCTGCGCTTAAGAAGTATTTTGAATGGCCTGACGGCGCAGAGATTATTGTCAGTGTTGTTGGGTTCCCCACAACTGTTAATCCCATCCTCCAAAATAATCTTGTCCCCGTCTTTGTAGACATCACCTGGGACGATTTGAATTGGGATCTGAACCATGTTGAAGCAGCAATCACCAACAAAACCGTTGCGGTTTTTAGTAGTCCTGTTTTGGGCAACAGCTATGACCTTGATCGTCTCCTTGATATTTGTGAACGGCACCAACTGATGTACATCGCAGACAACTGCGATTCACTTGGTTCCAAATGGAATGGCATGTATTTAACTGAGAATGCAGTAGCTGCCTCCTGTTCTTTCTACCCTGCACACCACATCACCACGATGGAAGGTGGCATGGTGTCCTCTGGCATCCCAGAGATTGTCACCCTTGCACGTCAGTTTGCCTGGTGGGGACGTGACTGTTATTGCGTTGGTGCATGCAACCAGTTGATCAACGGTAGTTGCGGCAAACGTTTTGATAAATGGCTTGATGGTTACGACGGCATCGTTGATCACAAGTATGTGTTCAGCCAAATTGGTTATAACCTAAAACCAATTGATATGCAGGGAGCTGTTGGTCAAGTACAGCTAGCTAAATTTGACGAGATCCACAGCAAGCGTCGCTTCAATTACGAACAGATCCGTTCCATCCTGGAACGCCTGTCTCCCAAAGTACGTGTCGTTGGGGAGTACCCAGAGGCTGAAACGTCTTGGTTTGGTGTACCCATTATCTGCTCTACCGAAGAAACCAAAACAAATCTTCAACTCCACCTGGAGCAAAACGGCATTCAAACCCGTAATTACTTTGCGGGTAATTTGTTGCTGCACCCTGCGTACAAGCACCTTGGTAACGCAAAGGATTACCCCAATGCCTACCGTGTGTTGAAGTATGTGTTCTTTATGGGCACGGCACCGACCATTACGCACGAGGATCTTGCTTACATCTTTGAAACTGTTAGCGAGTATTCCCTACCCAAGTAGGAAGTAAACCGTATAGGTCTCCTGGAGTACCCGTGCCAAACTATTGAAAGACTGAAAAGTATCAATGTTTGGCACAACCGTTATACTTAGGGGACCACGAAGCTCTGAAATGGCGCTGTCCAACCAAGTTAAAGAGTCATTAGATCAAGCAACCGCATGCCTGCGCGATGCACTTGCGTTTGCTGCACGCGCTGAGCATCCTATTACCATCAATACCATCTCCGATATTCTCATGCGTCTTGAGTCTTTAGAATGCATGGACGAGTTGATGGAGAAGTTTGAGCGTGCCCAAAACCGATCGACAGAAGGCCGCTGACGAGAGGCGGATCAACAACTACAGGAAACAGCTGTACACTGTTTGGCCAGAAATTCCTAACCCCTATGCGCCTCGCATGAAGGTCACTCCGCTTGCTCTGGAGGGAGTCAAGCTAATTTTCGTTGATCGGTACGAAGATTCTCGCGGATGCTTTAGCGATCACTGGCACATCGAGAAATTCAAAGAGATTACCGATGGTTTGGAGTTTAAGCAAGACTGCTACGTAACGTCTTATCCCAAGGTGGTGCGTGGCCTTCACTACCAAGTTGGCGAGAAAGAACAAGGGAAGTTAGTGCGTTGCGTCCGTGGTCGCATCCAGGATGTGATTGTAGATTTGCGTAAATCTTCCAAGACGTTTGGCCAGTGGATCAACGTCTACCTCTCTGGTGATCACCACCAGATGGTTTGGATACCACCAGGGTTTGCTCATGGTTATTCTACCTTGGACAACGATGCGGATGTTTTGTACAAAATGACAGAAGTCCATAGTCCTGACCACGAACGCACCTTGCTCTGGAACGATCCGGACCTTAGTATTAAATGGGATGCGCCCAAGAAACCAATCCTTTCTTTCAAAGATTCTCAAGGAACTCTTTTGAAGGAATGCGACTTATTTGACTAATATGTATACATGGAAAAAATTCTTGTTACCGGCGGTGCCGGATTTATTGGTCGTCATTTGATCAAGCGTTTGCTTGATACAACTGATGCGTTTGTATATAACGTTGACAAGCTTGGTTATGCAAGCAACGCACAAGAATTATTTAACCATCCAGAAGCACGTTGGCGCTACCAGTTACTGCCATACAACCTGGCCAATGAAGGCGTAATTAAAGAGTGGGTGTTATCTATTCAACCATCTAAGATCTTCCATTTAGCTGCCGAAAGTCACGTCGATAACTCCATTCGATCACCACACGAATTTATCTACAGCAATATCATCGGCACCTTTAATTTACTTGAGGCATGCCGCCTTGGTATTGAAGAAGACTTTAAGTTTCTGCACGTCAGTACCGACGAGGTATTTGGTTCATTGCATCCGGATGACACAGAGACTTACTTTGTAGAGACTACGCCTTACAACCCAAGGTCTCCATACTCAGCCAGCAAGGCAGCTAGTGACCACCTGGTAATGGCCTGGCACAACACCTATAAGTTTCCTGCAGTCATGACGAACTGCAGCAATAACTATGGCCCTGGTCAGCATCCAGAAAAGTTAATCCCGATGACGATCACCAATGCGTTGGCAGACAAGCCGATCACGATTCATGGAGAAGGAAAAAACGTACGTGATTGGTTACATGTAGAAGATCATATTGATGCTTTACTTTTGGTAATGAAAGAAGGATGGATTGGTCAGCAATATTGTATTGGCGGCGATGGAGAGCGTACCAACGTAGATGTTGTTTATACTATTTGCAATATTTTGGATGAGCTTAGGCCATCACATAAGCCTCATGCTCAGTTGATTAAACATGTAACAGATCGACCGGGCAATGATTTGAAGTATGCAATTAACCCAAGCAAGATTCGAAAGCTTGGCTGGAGCGCACAACGCAACTTCGAAGACGGTATTAGAGAATTGATTAAGGGTTACTTATAATAAAGATATAAGTAACAGTTAGATGGCACAAGACGATAGCAAATATTCCAAGCCGGAGTTACGCGAGCGGATCAAAGATCGTGTAATGGCTGGAGATAAAGGTGGCAAACCTGGTCAGTGGTCTGCACGTAAAGCTCAGCTTGTTGCACAAGAGTACGAAAAAGCAGGCGGTGGGTACAAAGGTGGTAAAGGGGAAAAACAAAAGTCTTTGGAAAAGTGGGGTAAAGAGAAGTGGATGACCAAAGATGAGTATGAAAAACGCGGCAAAGCTAAAGCTGCTGCAAAGAAATATAAAGAGAGCAAGTGATGGCAGACAAAGCAATTCAGAAAGGATATACCAAACGTTACCTTCCAGAGAAAGCCTGGGCCTCATTGTCTAAAGAAGAGCGTGAGGAGACTGATCAAAAGAAACGTGCCGCCAGCCGCGAAGGTAAACAGTTTGTTCCTAACACTGAGCGTGCAAAGAAAGCAGGACGTGCGGCTCGTCGTTACAAGGAAAGTAAGTAACTTTATAATCAATTAAGATACTTTAACAATTATGGCTGAAGGTAAAAAGTTTGTGCCTGGCAAAGGCATGGTTTCTGCTGGTAAAGCTGCGGCAGAAGGCAAGAAAGGTGCAGTGCCCCCAAAGAAGGGTGCTCCCGTACCACCCAAGAAGGGTGCTCCGGCTGCAAAACCTGGTGCAAAAAAACCAATGCCACCCAAGAAAAAATAGTGATATCCTGACAGACGGAGCAATACCGCTCTAGGGGTAATAGTCGAAACCCCTTCCACGTTACGAAAGTAGTGCTCAACAACATTTGAGTAGGGAAGGAAGTTATGATCCCGGTATACCAACCGGGATTTTTTTGTACGTGGCATATTTAAATCACAATTTGCCCGACTGGTCTTGCTACATACGTAATGAGTTTCTTTACAACCACACACAAGGTCATGGCGAGGTGACCAAGTGTGATGTGCACTGTGTTGCCAGCATTGAGAAACGTGTGCCGTTGTTTGAAGCGTTCCTTGAGAATGGTGTGAATTGGACTAGGCGTCCACTGCATGCGTTCTGCTGGAAACCTGATGCACCCATCGAACCGTTGGAAGATGTGATGTATTGGGATTGTTTTTCACCTTATATTGATGTGCAGAAACGTGCGCGTCTCTCTGGTCTCCAGGCAGAGTTAATCAAGCCTAATGGCGAGAAGGCTCTTGGTACCTACATGTTCACCCTTGATTGGTCATGGGAAAACAAAGGTACGACCGACTTTAATTTCTCTGAAACACCAGAGCATAAGTGCGCCCATCTCTTCAAGATGGATAGCGGTAATTACTATGCGTATCCCAACAACCGAATCATCTGGTACGACAACGCTTGGACATTTAATCGCATCAAACAAAACCCAGGGTATGAGATTGATATGACGGTGTATTCGGTAGAGAACAAACGGAGGCTGGAGACATCAGACCATTATATCTACGAGGTGAAGACTGTAGAATAAATCCGTTCCCCCTCTCTTTCCGATGGGGCGCTAAGTCCTGGGTACCCAGGCCGCCAGTTCTGAGGTCCGTCGTTGGTAGCGGGTAGCCTTTCCTGGCGTCAACGAGAATTAGCGCAGTTTGGTAGCGCACCTGTTTTGGGAGCAGGGGGCCGCAGGTTCAAATCCTGCATTCTCGATTATTCAATTTCCTAATAAACACCGTATATTAGTTATACGAATAAAAGTTATGTATGGGTTGGGCTGATGCCAAGAAGCGCATCGACAAAAACCGACAAAAGCTTTTGGAGTACAAGAAGACTCTGCAGTGCAAGAAGTGTGGATTGGATGATCACCGTGTCCTTGAGTTTCACCATGTAGGTGATAAGGATAACAATATCTCAAGTATGGTGAATCATGGTTACGCCTGGAGCAGGGTAGAGCAAGAGATCGAGAAGTGCATTCCGCTCTGCTGCAACTGCCATCGTCTTACCCATTACGAAGGGTAGCTTTAATAAACCAAGCAGCTTTAAAGGCTTGACCACAGAGGTCAGCCATGTAGTTCTGAATATCGATGGCACCCACCTTGGCAGCAATGGGCTCCAGTTTCTTGGACTTCATGCCCAGTTCTTCCAGGTTTTTGTAGTACGTGGCGAGCTGATCAGTTCCCTTGTAGCTGGTAACATGCTGGATACCAGGGCCAGCATCTGCCAGGCCCCTGGCGCACATCGGCATCAGGTAGTCCATGGACCTGATGAACTCACTTAATGTATCGAACTGTTCCAGATGAGCTTCGTATTGGTCTTTAAGGAATGCATGCACCCCGAGGAAGTTCGACCCCTCGTAGTTCAGGTGAATGAGATGGGATTGTGTTTGAAGTTCCTTGAGGTAGGAGGCGAGGGAGATACACTGTTGGATGAAGGCCCCGACATCACCATTCTTTGATTTACCAGGAGCCTTGGGCTTGGCCTGTGGCTCTGGAGCCACCCCAGAATTGAGTGGTTCCACCCCCATCTGGGGTGGTTGTTGCGTCTGAGGACCAGGAGTATACATAATTTTTAACCAATAGTTCTAGTATAAATTAAACAATTTCAAACCAAGAGAGGTCTGCTAACACCTTGGTATTAGGTGAAGTTGGCACCATGATGACTGAAAAAATATCACTTACCCCAGCTTGGGTTCTACCCAGCTGGAAATTAAAACTATTAATAGATGTGATATCTAGTGTGCCATTGTTTTGAATATAACCACCAAGGATATCAGTACCACCACTCATACCACTGGCAGTCATATCGTATTCAACATTTCCGTTGTAGTGAGTTGTCCAGTTAGCACCACTAAGAGTGGGATTAAGGATTACACGAAACTGTACGTTTTGGTTTGATGTAACAATTGCATTTAAATTAGAAGGAACAATAACGCTATCTAAACGGCTAGAAGAAAGACGCAGTGAAATGACTGGATAAGAAACTCCAGTGGCGGCTAAGTTTTTTTCTGTGGTGCCAAGGGCTACGTTATAGCGGCGACTAAATCCTTCATAGCCACCTTCCGATGCAACCGTTGCACAAATTTGTTTTGCTGTTGAGCTAGAAGCTGTAGTACCTAGGTTTTCAATTTCTTGGCGCAGTGGTAGCACTGCCGTTGTCATGTAGCTGGTTGCATTCTGGTTGTCATTATGGAAAGTATGCGCAACCTGCATATGTCCATCAACTACAAAACCAGCACGTACGTCACCAACACCAAGCCATTCAATATCCATCCAGAAGATATTGGCTTTGGTTGGATCAAGATTCCTACCGGTTACACCAGAACCATTAAAGGTATCTGTATTCCAACCACTCTGAGCAACACGTGTTTCGTTAACAGAGCCACTAATGTAACTACGGAGAACAAGATAGTTTGTATTACCACTTTGTTCAAAGAAAATACCGTTTTGTGCACCAAACAAACCAACACGTTGTCTAAGGTTTGCTTTGCCTGACGCAAAAACAAACGATGACATATTTAAAAATGATTTACCAGGCTGGTAAGGAAAGACTCGTTTGGTTTCCCTGTAAATGTAATCGCCAGAACGTGTAGTTACATTGAGATCAACAACGCTTTCGTTAGCACGGTAGGTGGTTGTACCACTGACACCAGTAAGGGTAGACCACTTATCGTTTTCTTGATAACGGTGTTGGCTATCAAAGATGGTAAATGGTTGTGAAATTCTTAACCGACCAAAAGCATCCCCAGCTGTTCCCCCTGGCTGCACATAAACAGTATCACCAGATGCGGTCGTTACTTCTAGTGGTTGACCACTGCAAGTTTGAACCTTAACAACTTCGTATAGATTACTTGGCTTAAGGGGATCTCTATACAGTGGCATTATCTTAAAGCTGTGTATACCTTATTCTACTCCTGTTAAAATAGATCAATAATAGAGTGAACATCAGTGGCTTACCGGCACGAACAAGAGAATCTGTACGTCTACACTTCAGGTTTTACCGCACCTGGTAGTGGAGAAGCACAGCGTATTGACTTTCCAAACCGGTCAGCACCTAAGACTTTTCTGTTTGCACCAACCGTAACTAACATCAATACAAACGTTGTGGTGCGCCTTGATGGTTCTTTGGATGGAACCAACTACGCACCTATTATCAGCGGGCAAACAATCACTGGTAATGGCACTGCATTTTTTACGGTAACCAATATGCCTGTGAAATTTATTCAACCGGTGTTTGTATCTGAAAGTGGCGGCACTGATGCCGTTGTTTCATTTGCGCTTTCTGCGACCGTCTAACTCTAGATAACCATAGTCACGCTCTTCCGTAACCGGAAGATCTGTTTTATTACATACGGAACATTGTCCCATGTGATACGTAGCGCAATGGTAGGGAGGACCATTGTATTCTCCTAGTCGATACCAACGCCCATACGTTACACCGCACTCATGACAAACATAGTCAATTTCCCGTATTTTTCTTTCTTTACGAGGAGGCCGCTGTGATGGTTTGCGGTTTTCTTTTGGATCTTTAATCATTGTTTGCTTGTCAAATAGTCAACAAGTTGTTTAGCATTCTTATATTCTTTTTCGGCATGCGTTAAGTTTTCCTGGGCCGCTTGCAGAACACACTTATAAATTTCTGCACCTGACATGTCTGCCATTGCTTCTGTAATGGTGTCAGCAAAACCATCGACAATGGATTGTTTCCAGGTATTGTCATCGTTAAACAAGTTTGAAATTGCAGTCATTGTGTTTGAAGTGTTGTCAAGATTTTTTTTAGAATCTTTGTTAGCCAGTGGGTTGTCTATTGATATAAAAGTTCGATTTGCTTTGTACCATTTTTGCCATTCATTAATAGCATCAATAGGTTCATGTGGATGTTCCATTGAAAAGAAACAAGGACGCCCTACTAACGTAGGACGCCCCAACCATAAACCAAATCAAACAGAAGCAACTGTTTCTTCTGATTCTTTTTTGATTAGTTCTTCGTATTCTTTGACAGCCTGGAGCCGATCAAAATACATGTCTCGACAGAAGGGACCCGCCTCTTTTAAACAGAAGTCTTGCCACAGCCCGGTATAAAGACCCACAACACCGGGGGCACCATTGGCGCGACCAGAGCATTGGTACATGTGCTCCATGAAATCAGCCTTGCGTTGCTCGGCTTTTACATCCCAGCCAGCAAGGTAATCAGTGTTCATCATCAGTCGTTCAAAGCAAAGGAAGTGCAGCTGGTATAAACCCCGGTTACTTGAGGCAACTCAAATAAGAGGTCATGCATTTCATCTTGTAAAGCTTCTACAATTTCATCTTCGGTTTTACCACCGAATGAATTGTATTCAACATCAAGCTCTACAGAGAATGTCACTGAAAGCTTTGGTACAACAACCGGTTCCATTGAACGCTGGAAAGAACTCTCTAACTTTACAGCAGTTTCTCTAGAGAGTGGACCTTTGCTTGTTGGTAATAACCAAGACGATCTTGAATAATATTGACGTAATTGATGGCAGCATCAACCATTTCTTCTGCTTCCATGCTAGAAGCAAGATGTTCATTGGAGATCATGGCTGCTGTCAGGATTGTGACAGACCATTCGAGTTTGTTTCCAACTAACGCAGGAAGAGGCGTACCATCCAACGTAAAGCCACCCAGGATTTTTTCTAGGTTTTGCTCGTTAGACATGGCACGCCTCATGGGGTATTAATTCATGTTAAGGCATGAATCTTCTTTCATTAAGAAATACCAATAAGCATGGGAAGCGTTTTGGTGGAATCGTTTTGCAGTCAAAAGCCGAAGCTTCCGCTGATCTAATTCATCCACTTGATCTGCATTGTAAGGGAGAACCGCACCTTCTTCGCACAACATGTTGCGCTCAACGGTGTTCATCTCTACTTGCAGACTACAATCTTCTGCTGCATGCCGATGACATGTCATACGAACATGTGCATCTTCTAAGTTGGCAGGAGGATCAAGCTTCTGGTAAAAGTGTTCCGCAATATTCGGATGCATCCATTTCCAGGTTGAATTCAAGATCTGAATCGGTTTCCTTCGAATAAATTCGTTTGGTTCGGACTGAGTATTCTTGAAAGACTTTGACTCCGTGGGGGATTTTTTGACCATTCTGATAGGCGTCGCGGATTGCATCTAGATTTGGTAATAGTTCGGTTTGGGTTTTAGGTTCGATCTTCTCACTGAGGATCTCACCATCTATAGAACGTACCACAATTTGTTTGGTTGTGGTAATTTCCTGGAGCATACAAAATTTCTTACGGTCATCCGTATGCCAGTATTCAGGATCCGTTGAGATTTCTACAGTAAGATCCCGCTTCTTGACCAGTGTGAACTGATAGTCACGACCTGTGATCTTATTGGAATCAACAGGCAACACGCGCCGCAGATAATTCAGTAAACCCTTGAGGGACCGCAGTTGGGATTCGTGGTGACGTTTAGCCTTGGTGATGAGCTCACCTTCTTTTTTGATTCGCTCCAACGCATCTTCATGCGCTGACATTGCGTAGTAAATGCGATCAATCTTTTCTGAACGCAAGAGGGCACAAGCTTCCAGCTCAGCTTTTGCCAGCTCTTGGGATTCAGGAGTGAGAAGAGGCAAAGACTTTTCGAGAGCAGCATAGTGCTCGTACAGTTTGATAACGGTTAAGTCTTGTAGTTTAACGTGAGTGATCTGAGTCATGATTAGAATCCTTGTTTTTTAGCTTGACGAAGTTGTTTGCGTAACATCCGTTCATAACGCCGGCGCACTTCTCTTGAGTTTTCTTGTTTTATAAAGACTTTATTGGTATCAGTTAAAAAGGTTTTTTGTCGTGTTGTTACTTGAATTAAATTGAGTTTTTGTTGAGAGATGTCAGACATTGTTCAGTTGAATTGAGTTTGAAACTTGTTAACCATATAGGTCAGCAGCATACCTGCCGCTGCCCAAAGAAGATCTTTTAACACCGGAAGTACGGTGGCAAACAAGGATTCGAACATGGTGTTAAGTAGAGGAAGGTTGGTCAGTTTAACGTCTTGACCAGGACGGTCCACCCTCTACCGGGACGGAGTTAGTCTACCAGCTTTTCTAGGATAAAAGATTTTTGACCATCTTCACCAAGGTCATTCCACCATTGAAGATCAGGATCCTTTTCATCCCAGTCAATGCGGATGGTGCCAGTCCCATCCTCTTCTTCTACATAATCAATCTGCATCTTTTCTATTGAGCTTAAGAAAGTCATTGGTTCTTTACTGCAGCTTTGAGTTGTGGTAGTGCAGTACCAGGGAATGGTACGTATCCAGCTTCCAGCATATTAAAGAAAAGATCCCAAGCCTGGTGCTGAGTAAAGATTTCTTTAGGCTTGTAGGTACGCCAGTGGCTTAGTGGAGCTTGTGCTCCCGACTTGGTATGTAGCAATACAAAACGCCCGTCACTGATGTGATCAGAGGGAGGCGCGTACCACCAGGCCACGCACTTATCAGGTGTACCACTGGAGCTAGCATTGCGTGCTTCTGTGCGCTTGCACAGTAGTTCCCTGTACTTGTTGAACCAAGTCAGATGGATGCACCATGGTCTAAATCCCTGGATCTCTTCTTGGAAAGAAGATAGGTCACGGAGCTGACGTTGAAAGGACCCACACGAGCAGCTAGGTTCGCCAAACATCGCGTGTTGTTCTTGGCCATCGTCCAGTTCAGAGTCCATATCAAGCGGCCGATCCGCAAGCCGCAACCCGTCCGGTGCAACCAGATAGCCAAGGTCCGTCTGGTCAGACTGAAGAATGGCTTTGAGTTTGTTTGGATCTGACAAGTGAATAAACTTGTCTGCCCAGTGGGCTTGTAGTTTTGCATTAGAGGTCAGGTGTCCGAGTGCGTGTGAGTAGTACCAGCCCTTAAACATAACGTAAGCATTGTTGTGCCATACGCTAGGGCCACGATAATTAGGGCCAAGATACGAAAAGAAATCTTTGAGACGATGAGTGTAACCCTGGAACGCTGACTTGATTAGCTCCCGTGCGTAAGTCTGCTCACTACCATCAGTACGCACCACAGTGCAATGATCATCTCGCAAATAAATGCCGGAGATCTCAGTGTCATCAAAGTCCGGGAAAGCGCGGCGGATGTTAGACCGAGAATAAATAAGAGCTTGCGCAGGGTTGAGTTCGGTTTGGAATTGAATTGACATGACTTGAATCGAGTGGAATTAAAACGGGCAGTCCTGGTGCACATTGGTACCAGTCTCTTGATCCTGGGACTTGACATGGCGATAAGCAAGTCTTCCCATACGGTACGCTCCATAGGCAACCGCAGCCCAGCATACCGGATTACCGATACAAAAAGCAAGGGCACCTGCTACGGCTGCAGTTGCACCACTTGTTTTGATGGCAGCTTTTTCTTCTGGCTTCATTGGTGTTTCTTAATACATTTGGAAGTTTGATTGTGATCTTTACTAAGGAAGTAAAATGATCTGTAACAACTTAATACACATGGAAGAAATCAAGTACGTACCATTGGACAAATTTCAAATCGAACCAACGCTTGATGATAAGTTTTGGTTAGAGAAAATTAAACGTTCTATTCAAGACTGTAATTCGGTAAGTACATTAAAAGAAATGGCGACCTTGCTTGCGCAGATCGCCACTCAACGTCAAGGTGTGATTAGGGGATTGGTTCAAGATATGTTCATCTTTAATAATGTTTCCATTAATCAAGATGACCTGGCCAATCCTGACGTTAAATCACAGGAGTGATTTGACTAAATAACAAAACCAATACTTTCTAACCGTTGGTGTTGAGCAACCAAGAGTTGTTGCAATCTTGGCGTAACTTAAACCAGTTTTTCTCAACTGAATTATTTTTTCAATTGTTTCCTGGTTCAACGCCATAGGGTGTTTTCCTGGTTTCCAACGTTGGCGTTTATGCATATCTTTATGGTTATCGGCTTGAGTTCCGAGCAATAAATGCAACGGATTACAACAGGCTGGATTATCACAAGTATGCCGAACAACCACTTTAGGCGTTAAGCAAACACCATAATGGTGTTCATAACTCCATCGATGAGCAAGGATAGATTTTTGGTTTCTTTTGGGATAACCATAACCATCTTTGTGCCAACGCTTACCAACGTAATTCCAACAGGAGGAAAGACCCCCAAAGGGGTCAATCATCTGTAGTAATTCAATAGAAGTATTTGCTTTGGTCATTAAAACAAATCAGCATCTTCTCCTGTCATCTCATCGCGTGCAGGCAATGCCTTCACATCAACAGGATCCATGGTGCGTGACACGGGCAGGATCTCAACACCTGCCTTGATTCCATATGCACCACCAAGCTTCTCAGCATCCTGCTTAGCATGCTGATTGATGTAGTCGTTAAACAATTCCTGGAACCTCCAGGTTGATTCACGATCTTCATCAGGAATGCTAAGACGATTCAATGATTCGATTGCATCTTCCTGAGTTCCATAATCAGGGATGTCAAAAGATTCAATTGCGCAGATCTCAACGTTGTTGGCTCCACGCATCTCGTTGGCAAGTACCGGAGTAAATACGGTAGTAGCGTAGAACTTTTCATTGAAGTTCAAGGGGACTTCAGCGTCTAGTGCTTTGCTCAAACACTTAGACATTTCCTTCTCATACATACGTACCTTCTCAGATACGTCAGTGCCATTGAGACCCTTCAAGGTAAGAACCATGGGGATCTTATGAGCACGCTTGTTGTCTTCTGTGAGAATATAAACAAGGTACTTGGTACGAACACTGTACTTACGCTTGTACATCTCGCCTTTGCTATTAGCCAGGTCCGATGCAACCTTGTCGTTCTCAAACATCTGCTTGACATCTGGATCATCAAATGTCCCGATCGTCTGGCGCATACCGGTGGTTTCTTCAACCATCAGTGGAGAACGCAACAAGATTTGCAAACGAGGCTGAACAAAATTAAGGCCAGCTTCAATAGAAGTGTTTGGTGCCATACCAAAAGTTTGCTTGTAGTCCCAGATCACTGAGCCAGTAGCAAACTGATCTTCGGTTGCTGTCCATCCGCAGGTGTCTAGATCAGACTTGCGGACAAACCAACCACGTACCTTAGATTTGTTTAGAGGTTGGATGGTAACCAGATTTTGGTAACCAGATACAAATTCTTTGGACTGAAACATCCGGAAGGAGTCGAGTCCACGTGTAGCAAGTGCAGAAGTTTTCTTGGTGGTCATGGAAGCAGTCATGGTTTGTTCATAGTCAATGGTAAGCAGTTTAACGTCATGCTCAGGACGTGCCATCAGGCTAACTCATCCTGCTGGAGAGGCAAACCAAGACGACGCCTTTCTTCACATTGGAAATACTCATCAACAATCTCGCTCATTGCTGAGTGGATTGAGTCGTCATGGTAGCTGCATGCACGCATGAAGTTAACAAACTCGCGGATAATTCCTTCCGCAAGAACATTACGAAAACAAAAGATAACTTCGTTGTCGCCATCTTCATGCATGAAGATGTAACGATTGTGGTCAGCCATCAGAAGGGAGCCTCTTCGAGATCAGGAGCAGAACCGTATTGGCCAGGAAGATCAGGTAGACCACTGGTGACATGCCAAGGATCGGTGTCTTCAGCAGTCTTACCACCCCACAAGGGAGCTACCGTATCAGATGCCACAGTAGTGGAAGCCTTAACAGTATTTCCACCTTCAAGTGTGTTACTACCTTTAGGTGCCAGAGTCATTGATACAAGTTGGATCTTGCTCAGACTCTTCTTTTCTTTGGACTCTTTATCAACCCAAGAGTCAGTCACAAGACGCCCCTGGATCGTAAGCCCAGTTCCCTTCCGTGTGAAGTTAACAAGAAGCTCTGCGTTATTCAGTGCATCTTTACTGGAGTTAATTGCGTAGAAGTTAAAAAGATCAGCTTGATTGCGTCCAGTATTAACCGAGAGGGTTTGATTGCAAATCATCAAACCATCTGCGGTTGTCTTGAACGCACGCGTATCATTTTGATCAATGTCTTTTACGCAGCGTCCACAGAGGATGACTGTGTTGAGGATAGGGAATGCTTCTGTAACCGGAGCAACCACTCCTCCATGTAACGAATACGCTTTTGATTCGAGATCGTAACGTAGCTTTGCGCCGTGAATGTAGACCAAGCTTCCTTTGGTAAGTGTTCGGAAGCGGTCTGCTGCTTTGCCATAGGAGTTGTATTCAAGAACCGTTGGTGCTTTGTTGCCAACAGGAGGAAGAGTAACAATGCAACGCAGCACTGTTGATGTTGCGCTGATAAAAGCTTCCCGAGGATTCTCGGCAAGTTGTGCGCAAACAAATGATTGGTTCATGATCTTGAAAGTTTGGTGTTAAGGCAGTTTAACGTCATACCTGGGACGTGGAATTACTTAGTAGAGTTAATAAGTTTATACAAACCATTCTCTAAATAAGCCCACATTAAAGTAATCATTCCAGCTTGGAACCAAGTAAAGTCAAATGCATATTTAAGACCCAAGGAAATCAAAAAGTAAAACGCTAGGATACCAAGTGCTTTACCTATGACTTCGGCCACGGCTGTTTCTTTGTGCATGAGATTAATGCGTCTCGCTCCAGTCGAATCCTACTCGAGAGTCCCCTTCGATCAAGCAACGGAATCCAAAGAATTCCTGAGCTTGCGGAAAGGCCAGCATAGCTTGCTCTCGTATGGCTTCTGTGTGCTGGGGCTGACAAGCAATTTGTATTTCGTCATGCACCATCAGGAGTTGTTCCCAATCCTTGCCGTGAACTAAGCCAAGATTCTTTTCAATGTTGTTGTGTGTAAAGACAACAACTTGTTTCATGAGAATGGCACCGGCTGATTGCAGCAGAACATTCAATCCTTTGAAGGCTGATCGACAATGAAGAATACGTTTATCCAAACCAATCAAATAGTTTCTATTATTGATTGTTGTATTGATTTCATCTTTAAGTTTCTTAAGTGCAGGTACACCATTCATGAATGAATTAATTGCAGTTCTTCCTAGTTCACGTAGAACTAATTCATCTTTTTCATTCGGATCAATAATGGTACCAGCTTTGACAGCACCACATCCATACAACATTCCATACAGCAAACGCTTACTAATGTCCCTGGTAGGCACACCAAATTGTTCTTGGTTGTATGAGTGGATATCAACCTCTGGATTAACAACAAGAGAAGCGTATTCTCCTTTGTCCCAGATAGCTAGATACCCAGCAAGGCAGCGTAGTTCCAATGCTTTTGCGTCAATACCAATAAGATCCCAACCGTCAGGAGCATGAAACAAACTACGGCATTCCTTACCGTAAGGTGAGTAGCTTGCTGGAACCTGGCCCATGTTGGGATAACGATGTGCACAACGCCCAGTAATACAGCCGTTAGTAACAACATCACCGTGCATACGGCCAGTATTGTTATTAACAAGCTTGAGCCAAGAGTTGTTCCCATCAGCAATTTGCCCAAGGCGTTTCTTGAGTAGCATGTATTCTGCCAGAGGTTTTGCCTCTGGATATGGAAGCTTCTCTAGTACCTCGTCATCAACAACTGGATTTCCTTTCTTAGTTGTTTTCTCTGGTTCCCATCCGTACTTTTGTTTAAGTCGATCAGCAATCTGCTGACGAGATCCAGGATTGAACACTTCGTAGCTAACTTTTTCAAAAGGAACTCCCTTGACGTAACCACGCTTGGCGTTGTTGACCTTGGGTGTAAACCAAGAGCTGTGTATGATCGGAGGAAAAATTTCTTTTAGCTGTGCTTCAAGTTGTTTTTCCTTTGCTCGTAGATCATCCACGAAATCAAGAGCTGCATCCACATCAAAAGGAACACCTGCTCTAATTTGTTTGTTAATCGCCAACGCAAAGTCATGCTCAAGTTTGATAGCAGACTGCGGATAGTTCTGGCTTTGAATGAGTTGAAATAGTTTAGTGGTGACCTTAACGTCTTGGATGCAATACCGCAGCATCTCCTCAGAGTATTCTGAGAAGTCTTTGAACGTGATCTTATGATCGGCCAAGCGCCATCCCCAGGCCTTAAGTGATGCGGCACCACGGTTCTTCGGTGGAACCTGCGGATATTGTTCGACATCAAGATCATAGAGAACCTCCTTGGGCCAGATCAGCCTGGTACAGATGAGTGTGTCAATGATGCGCGCATCAGTACTAAACGAAAACAATTTGTCTAGCACTGGCAGGTCATAGAAAATTATGTTGTGGCCAATGAGAACATCAGCGGTTGCCAGATGAGCAAGAGCATTAGCAGTATCACTAGGCCCATAGCTAAAAGTTTGTTGTTTGTTGATGTCATAAATGACGGTACAAAACAAAGTTGTTGCCTGGTCATATAACCCGTTGGTTTCCAAATCAAAAACCAACCAAGACTCATTTGCGGAATCTGGCTTCATCTTGAATTGAGAGTTCTTTACTGGCAAGGTCTTGGTCATTACTGTTAATCCAGCTCAGTATCTGCTGAGCTCCGGCTCGATATGGATGAGAAAATATTCTATTCAAAGCCACATCAGAATTAACAGCAATCAATTCAAATGAATTGGATTCTTGATTTGCGGTTAGCGCATATGGCAAACCGTTTTGCCAACAGGCAATGACGTAACTCATGGGTCAAACAAAATACGGATGCATACTATCCGATTTCATTTGACCCGCAAGGTTCTACAGATTTATTTCTTGTTTGATTTGCTGTAGCCTACAAAACCACCTTCCTTCTTGCGTTGGCTTAAGGCTTTACTTGCATCTGATCCAGCCCTCTGGGACCCATGGACCAGAAGTGCAAACGGCTTATCACCAAGGCAGTGACTATCATCGTGATCGATCTCCAGCCCACGGTCCGCAGCTTCCTGTTCTGTGTAAACCACGTAAGCAATACGCTTAAATACGTCAATGTGCTTGGGGATCAAGTAGTCGAGAGTGCCCCCGAAGGATGCAGTGAGATAGAAGTTGGGTGGGATGATGTCCTTGAGGTTCAGCCACATGCCAAGAGATTTGGTGTAGGCATAAAACTTTTGGTTGGGCCGCTCTTGAGCCACCATCATCCAAGCCCGCATGTAGTTCTCAGTCCAGAAGTCACCTGACTCATGAACACGCACCAGTTTCTTTGGGGGGTGCATGAGGAGTGACATGTCGATCAGATCACGCAGCAACAGGGCCTGGTTCCCATTCATGTGAATGGTTTCACGCAGTAGATCCCAGTTGTGCCAACGAGCTTCTCGTACGGTAGGACGAGTCTCTGCCATGGCAGCAAAGCAGCGATACTCATCTGCTTGTGTGCCAGTGAGCTGAGGTAGGTCACGGATCTCACCACTAACACGATCAGCCATTGTCTTGCAGACACCAGCGTGTGGGCATGAGTAGCCCGCTGGGATGTTGAAGATCAAACGATCACGCAGCTTGGCGTTGCCTTTGGAAAACTTGAGAAGTTTCATGGTGTTGAATTGAGTTGAGTGCAGGCAGTTTAACGTCATACCCAGGACGGATACATAAGTAAAACTTATATTTATTGGTGTGTAAATCTAGTGCTCTTTAGGATTAGGAATAACAGAGTAAATAGTCATACTTGTTTTCTCAAACAACTCAATGGCTTCCATTGCCAAGCGAAGTTCTTTATCTAGAACATGTTCGTCATAACCGCATACAGCATAAGCTGCTGCTACATGTCTAACAACCTTGGCATAAATGTAAGCAAAATCAGGTTTGATGAATTCGACAGGTTCAATCTTATGAGTCATGGTAATTACTCAGGCAGGGATTCAAGAGCGCGGCGGATGATGTCAATGTTGCATGTACCCATGCCCTCAAAGACACCTACTTCTTCAAGCGCCTGCTCCTTCAAGCTTGGCGGCTTGGGGCGCATTGCTTCTTTTAACGCTTCACCCAATGGAATAATCTTTAGATGCACGTCATTCAATGCATTGTGATCTAGCCATTCTGCATCTTCCGCAAGTTGTTGATCAGCACCCCATTGGGCAGCGCGTGTTGCAATATGAAACTCATAAAGCCAATCACGTTCGTCATAACTCTTTTCAGAAGCCCATTGCTCCATGAGTTCACGAGGTGGGGTAATAGAGTCAGTCATTAAGCAATCCTCCGTCAACAAGAATATCGCACCATTCTTTGAATGGCGCTTCAATTTGAGCCATAGTTTTGTTGTCAACAGTTTCTGGTTTACGAATCATGGCAATAGCTAGACCAAGAGCATTGCCAAGGCGGTTCTCAAGGTTGTTAAGTGGCACAAACTTGTAGTCAGTCATTACTCAATCTCCTGTTCAAAAGCAAAAACAAGTGCTGGCGGAAAGTAAACATCGGGATTGCTGGTCATCCACGATGCCACCTCGCGGATTGCGGCGCGGGCCATGGAACCTTGTTCCTTGATGCTTTCCATTAGAGCGCCTTCGACCCGTTCTACCAGCGAACTCCCAATTTGGGAGGAATTAGGAGATGGCTTGGAGCTAGGT